CCGACGCCGGCGCCATGTCGGAAGAGGCTTTCCAGGGCGCCGTGAAGGCGGCGATCACCGACGCCGAGGACTACATCGACGACGAGATCGCTCCCCAGCGCCGACTGGCGACCAAGTTCTACCGCGGTGACAACTTCGGCAACGAGGAGGAGGGCCGCTCCCAGGTCGTGATGACCGAGGTGCGCGACACCATCCTCGCCATGATGCCGAGCCTCCTGCGCGTGTTCACGGCCTCCGAGAAGCCGGTCGAGTTCAGCCCGCGCAAGGCCGAGGACGTTCCGATGGCGGAGCAGGCGACTGACTACGTCTCGTTCGTCTTCAATAACGACAACCCCGGCTTCAGCATCATGCACTCATGGCTGAAGGATGCGCTCACGACCAAGCTAGGCATCACCAAGTGGTTCACCGCGACGACCTACGACGTGCGCGAGGAGAACTACTCGGGCCTCGATCAGGCGCAGATCAACGTATTGCAGACCGACGGCACCGTCTCCTCCCTGGAGGCCGTCCAGACTGGTGAAGGCGAGCCCGACCCGATGACCGGGCTCCCTTCGCCTCTTTTCGATGTCTTCATCCGCCGGCAGATCGAGCACAAGCGCCAGGTCGTCGAGTGCGTGCCGCCCGAGGAGTTCATCATCGCCCGCAACGCGCGCGACCTCGACAACGCCGACTACGTCGGGCACCGCTCGCTGAGGACGATGTCGGAGCTCGTCGAGATGGGCTACGACCGCGACGAGATCGAGCAGAACGGCAACACGTCGTCGTCGTTCGACCTCAACGACGAGGCGCAGACGCGCAATCCCGGCCTTCGTGAGTTCCTCGGCGGCACGTCCGAAACGTCGGACCCCTCCATGCGGCGCTACCTCTACGTCGAAAGCTACATCCGCATCGACAAGGACGGCGACGGCGTGGCGGAGCTCCGCCGCGTCTGCACGCTTGGCGAGGCGTCCTACATCCTGCACGACGAGGTCGCCGAGGACGTGCGCTTCGCCGTGATCTGCCCCGACCCCGAGCCGCACATGGTGATCGGCTCCTCGATCGCCGACCAGGTCATGGATCTGCAGCTGATCAAGTCCAACATCGTCCGCAACACGCTCGACAGCCTGGCGCAGACGATCCACCCGCGCACCGCCTACGTGGAGGGCGCGGTCAACACCGACGACCTCATGAACGTCGAGACGGGCGGCCTGGTGCGCGTCACGCAGCCGGGCATGATCCAAGAGCTCGGCAGCACCTTCGTCGGTCAGCAGGCGATGCCGATCCTGGCCTATATTGACGACATCAAGGCCTCACGCACCGGCATGTCAAAAGCCTCGCAGGGGCTTGATGCAGATGTATTACAGAGCACGACCAAGGCAGCAGTGACGGCGACGATGTCGGCGGCGCAGGAGCGCCTCGAGATGGTTGCCCGCATCTTCGCCGAGACGGGCGTGCGCCGGCTGTTCCGCGGCCTCCTCAAGGAGATCATCCGCCATCAGGACCGGCCGCGCGTCGTGCGCCTCCGCAACAGCTGGGTGCCGGTGGACCCGCGCGCCTGGGACGCCGACATGGATGTCGTCGTCAACGTCGGCCTCGGCACCGGCTCGATCGAGCAGAAGGTGCAGACGCTGATGGCGGTGCTGGCGCAGCAGAAGGAAATCCTGCAGACGCTGGGGCCGAACAACCCGATCGTGAGCATGAAGCAGATGCGGAACACGATTGCGCAGATCCTCGAGCTTCAGGGCGTCAAGGATGCCTCGCGCTACTTCAACGAGATCACTCCCGAGATCGAGCAGCAGATGGCGCAGCCGCCGCAGCCCGCGCCCGACCCGACGCAGATCCTCGCCCAGGTCGAGGCGGAGAAGATCAAGAAGGACATCGAGATCGCCGACAAGAAGATGGCCGTCGAGATCGCCACGCAGAAGGCCTCCGACGACCGCGAGCGCGACAAGATCGAAACCGACCTGTGGCTGAAGGCTTACGAGATGAGCCTCAAGTATGGCGTGCCGGTGCCGGTCGAGCAGGCCTTCGCCCTCATCGACCGCCCGCGTGATCTGGCGCCGCAGCAGATGGGAGTGCAGTGATGGCCGGCGGCGTCCCATACCAGAACAGAGGCTTCAACTCTCCCGGCCCGCAACGTGAGCTCCCCAGCATGGGCGGCTACGTGCCCGGCCCGATCCGCCGCGCATTTGAGACGATGCCGGGTGATGCACTCGGCGACGAGTACCTCGACCCCGTCAACAACCCCTCCGCCTACGGCTACATGATGCCGCGCGCCGCCGTGCGCGTGGATCAGATCGACGGGCGCCTGGTGCCGTTTGACGCCGAGGGCCGCGAGCTTCAATTCGAGCAGCGCCCCGGTGTCCTCCCGTTCTACCCTGACCGCTCCACCGGCACGATCGAGATGGCCGTCCCCGGCATCCTCGACCTGATAGGCGACCAGTCCAGCATCGGCCCCGCCTATGAGGCCGCCACCGCCGTCAACATGGCCCGCCGGGCCTCCAGGGGCCAGTACGGCGACAACGTGCTCTCCAATGCCGCGGCGATGGACGACGTGCCCTGGAACCCGCCACAGGGCCAGCCAGTCGAGGGCATCCTCGGGTTTGGTGTGGGCCACAACGGCGGCCCGTCGATAGACCCTCTGGCATCGGTCGATATGCCGGCCGGCAACGATCCTCGCTACCGTGGCGCCGCTCCCGACCGCTCGGGCGGCGATTACCCTCGCTACAATCCTGCACGCGGCGTGCCCGAGCGCATGCAGCGCATCTACGACCAAGCCACGAACCCAACGAGCCCGCTTGGCACAATTTTCGACAAGCACATTGCCAAGGGCAAGACGCTCGGCGGAGAGGACTGGTACAACACGGAAGAGCTCCGCGACTGGTTTGTCGGTGAACTTGGTGAGGAACAAGGCACCGCCGAGTGGATGGACTACATGAAAAAGATCGGCGCGACCTCGACTGGCGCCAAGGTTCCTCAGAACATCCGTTTTGCAAGCTTCTATCGCGCACTCGGCGACGACGCACCGCGCGTTGCGAGCTTGGTGAACGAGAAAGGCATTACGCCTGCCGAGGCCGCAATCGAGTTGGGCATCAAAGTGCCTAACATGCCCGACAATTTCAACTACGGCCACATTAAGCAGCGCAACCAAGCGAGCAACATCGTCAAGCAAGGCGAGGGTCAGTGGGAACTTCAGCCTCCGCCGGGCCTGAAGGGTGCGAAGCTGACTAAGTGGCTCCAGGCGAACCCCAAGGTGAAAGGGTTCTATAACGACTTGGTCGGCAACAAGAAGAACATCGCCGCCGACATGCACTTCATGCGCATGCTTGCAATGGCTGACGGCGGTACAGATTTTCTGTCATCGCAGGCCAAGCTCAACGGCAAGCAGTTGGAGGATCTCGTCGCCTATTACGGAGATGGCATAAAGAAATACATCGGCAAACGCGACGTGAAGGGCAAGGACGTTGTTGAAGTGAACTTGGCGAATGCCGTGAAAGATGGTCTCATCACCGACACCGAGCACTTCAAGGGCAAGGCTTCTGCGTGGGCCGACACGCCAGGTGAAACTGAATATGCCATGTATGAGGATATGGCGAACAAGGTCGCTGCCCGCTACGGCATGACCCCCGCGCAGTTCCAGGCATCGCTGTGGATGGGCGCTGGCGATCTCACCAACCTGGCCGACGAGAGCCAGGGAACCTTCATGGAGCTCTTCCGCCGCTCGCTCGACAAGCGCGCAGGCGAGCGCGGCCTTACCCGCAAGGCGATGCTCCGCGACTTTATCCGCAACAAGGCCCCGCTTGCCCAAGTGCCGCCCGGCCTGCTCGACACGATGCAGAGCCCCGAGCAGCAGACCGAGGAGCAATACTAATGGCAGCCCTCACCAAAATGCAGGCAGCCGGCAAGATGGAAAGCCTGATTGGCGGCATGGACGACGCGGCGGAGGAAGCTCCGACGGCGGCCAAGAACGTCGCCAACCGCGCCAAGGTCATCAAGAATTGGGCGCTGGGGCCGACCAAGGCCAGCGTCGAGCCAGACGCCAACGGCGAATACTGGCAGCAGATGGCTGACTTGTGGGAGATCGACGAGGCGCAGGCCCGTCGCCAGCTGTGCGCAAATTGCGAATACTTCGACAACACGCCCGCCATGCAGGAAAACATGGAGAGCGTCCCGCTCGACAAGTTCGACCGCGACGGCGGCGGCAGGGGATACTGCGTCAAGTTCGATTTCATCTGCCACAATCTGCGCGTATGCCAGGCGTGGGAAGAGAAGCCGTTCGCTGAACCGGAAGACGAAGCAGAGGTAGAAGACTAATGCTTACGCCGATCGACATCGCCCGCAAGGCCAAGGAGATGCATGAGGACGCGGTCGTCGCGCACATCTTCACATACCTTGAGGGGCGCTACATCTCCGAGTGGCGCAGTGCGTCACCCGCAGACCTTCAGAAGCGCGAAGCCGCCTACGCAGCCATCCGTGCCCTGGAGGACATCAAGGTGAAACTTGGCTCGCTGGCGAATTCGCCGAAGGTCGAGGCTCACAACAACCGCAACGCCGTGAGGCGCTAAGGCTCAACCAATCAAACGTCGTGACGACGTTGGAAAAGGTAAAGATAGATGACTACCTCCGACACGCCCGCACAGGGCATCGGTTTATCTGAGGCTGCAAGCCAATTCGAGGCCATTCTGTCCGGTGATACCGGGAAGCAGACGCCCGAAAGGCACGCGGCTGACGAAAGCCCGGCCGACGATCAGGCCGAGGCGCTTGACGCTTCCGAAACAGAGGATGAGACGCTCGCCGATGAGGCTAGTGCCGACGATGAGGAAGCAACGGCTAATGACGAGGACGCCGACGAGGCATCCGACCCGCAGGACCAGCTGGTCACCGTCGTAATTGACGGCAAAGAGCAGCAGATCCCGCTGAAGGAAGCAGTCGCAGGCTACCAGCGGCAAGCCGATTATAGTCGCAAGACGATGGCCGTCTCCGAAATGCGCAAGCAGGTGGAGGCCGAGGCCAATCAGATCCAGCAGGAGCGTGCGCAGTACGCCCAACTCCTTGGTGCCTTGCAGCAGCAGCTGCAGGAGACAGTCCAGCGCGAGCCGGACTGGGAGAGGCTCTACGCCGAAGATCCGCTGGAATACGTCCGACAGAAAGATCTCTACCGCGAAAACCAAGAGCGGTTTCAGGCGGCAACAGCCGAGCAGCAGCGTGTGATGAGCATGATGCAGCAGAGCCAGGTGCAGCAGCTGAAGGAGGTCGTCAAGCAGGGCAGGGAACAACTCTCCGACAAAGTTCCGGCGTGGCGGGACACAGCCCGCTGGGAGCAGGACCGAGTGAAGCTGCGCAGTTACGCGCAGAAGGAGCTCGGCTACGGCGAGGAAGAGGTTTCCCAGGTCTATGACCCGCGCGCCGTCGTCGCTTTGTACAAGGCGATGCGGTTCGACGAGATCATGGCAAAGCGCCCGGCGCCGAATGCGCAGACCGGCCCAAAGCCGATGCGCGCCGGCTCACCGCAGACTGCACCAGCACGTCGGACTTCTGAGATCACGCGACAAAAACAGCGTCTCGCTCAAACCGGCAGCGTCAAGGACGCCGCCAAACTTTTTGAAAGCCTGATCTAGGAGAAATAGTCATGGCACAGCCCACTAATCTGTTCGACCGCTACGACGGCACGAAGGCCGTCCGCGAAGACCTCGCAAATATCATCTATTCGATTTCACCTGAAGATACTCCGTTCATGTCATCCATTGGGCGCGAGAACGTGTCCAACACCTACTACGAGTGGCAGACTGACGCTTTGGCGGCGGCTAGCACGACGAACCAGGCCATCGAAGGCGACGAGGCCACTCTCGACGCCCGCGTAGCCACGACGCGCGTAGGAAATTATTCGCAAATCAGCCGCAAGGTGATTGGCGTCTCTGGCACCGTAGAAGCCGTGGACAAGGCAGGAATCCGTTCATATTTGGCCTATGAAATGGCTAAAGCAAGCTCGGAATTACGCAGGGACATGGAGACTTCTATCCTGTTCAACCAGGCTGCCGCTGTCGGCTCTGCCTCGGTTGCTCGTAAGACCGCCGGCCTTCCGGCTTGGCTGCGCGAGAACGTGAACAAGGCGTCGGACGGTGGCAACCCAACCATGTCGTCCACCAACGACGGCTACCCGAACGCTGGTCGCACGGACGGCACGCAGCGCGCCTTCACCGAAACCATGCTGAAGGATGTGATCCAGCAGGTGTGGGCTGAAGGTGGCGACCCGAAGGTCTGCATGATGGGACCGTACAACAAGACGGTTGCTTCTGGCTTCGCCGGCATCGCCGCCAATCGTGTGAACCAGACTGCGGGCGCCCCCAAGGCGTTCTCGATCGTCGCAACCGCTGACGTGTATCTCAGCGATTTCGGAAAGGTCGCGTTTGTGGCTAACCGCTTCCAGCGCGAGCGCGACGTGTTCGTCGTGGACCCGGAGTATGCGTCGGTTGCTTTCCTGCGCAACTTCCAGACCAAGGAACTCAGCGCCACGGGCGACTCGACCAAGAAAATGCTTCTCGTCGAGTACGGCCTCAAGGTGAAGACCGAGAAGGCTCACGGCATCATCGCCGACCTGACGACCTCGTAACAACGACTGGGGAGGGTGGAAACGCCCTCCCTACCTACCACTGCCGTGATGGCGGTTATTGTCCAGTAATGGAGTTATTCGTTGAAGCTACCCTTCTCATACGACCCGGTTCTCGGCATCAAGCGGACGTTCCACTGGGACGACACGACGGACGACTTCCTGATCCAGACGGAACAGGAGACGACCGGCATCGTCGAGGCGAACAAGGCTGCCTACAATGATGCGCCGGATCGGTGGGGCGACATGACGAGGGTCGCGTCGATCCCGCTGTCGCTTTACTTCGACCTGAAGAAAAAGGGGATTGCGGACGATCCTGTCGCCATGAAGCGGTGGCTTAATGATAGCGATAACCGTTTCTTCAGGACGCGCGGAGGTGTGGTCTGATGAGCTACTCCCTCGCCATTCTCTTACCCTCGCGCGACATGGTCAACACGGGCTTCACCTACGACCTGGCCCGACTGACGGCCTACTGGTCGGCGAAGCATGTGCCGCACGGGGGCAAGCTACACCTGCTCAACAGCCAGGGCACGCTGATCGCCGACCAACGGCAGAGCCTCATCATCGAGGCGATCAACGCCAAGGCCGACTACGTGCTGTGGATCGATAGCGATATGCGGTTTCCCAAGGACATCGTCGATCGACTGCACGCGCACGGCAAGGACATCGTGGCCGCCAACTATTCTACACGCCGTGTTCCCGCGAAGCCGGTGGCCTTTGCGGACGAACGCTGCGACGAGCTCGTCTACACGACCAAGGCCAGTACCGGCCTCAAGGAGGTCTACGCGGTCGGCATGGGCGCCATGCTGGAAAGCACTGCAGTCTACAGGAAGCTGGGGCTGCCGTTCTTCACGATCGGCTACAGCCAGGCCGCCAGCGACTTCTTCGGCGAGGACGTTTTTCATTGTCGCCAGGTGCGCGAGGCCGGCTTCAAGGTTTTCATTGACCACGACGTGTCGAAAGAGGTTCGCCACATTGGGTCGTTCGAGTTTACGTTCGAGCACGCGGAAGCCTGCAAGGACATCATCAGCAAGAGGGACGCAGCATGAGCGACAACTTCCAAGTACCCAGCCGTGCCGCGGCGGTGACGCCTTCCGACACCACTGAGATTTATGCCTCCGCCCTGTACGTCGGCGGCGGTGGCAGCTTGGCGGTCGTCACCGAGGGTGGCGACACGGTCAGCTTCAACGGCGTGCAGGGGGGCTCCATGCTGGTGCTGCGCGTCAGGCAGGTGCGAGCGACGAGCACGACTGCGACGAACATCGTCCGGCTCTGGTAGACCGCGATGCCCGCGCTCGCCTACTCGGTATCGCTCAAGTCAATTGACGCCATCTTCGGCGGGCATTTCGGCGCCGGGTCGGCGTCGCTGCTGGGCAGCGAGTACGAAGGCTTTGCAATTGATTTCCTAGACAACACCGTGTCGGTGCGAACCCTTGTTGCTGACGACTTGATCGGCAACGAGGCTCAGGGCTTTGCCCTGGAGTTTGTGTCGAACACCTCTTCTGTGAGGACTTAACATGCCGACAACCACTGGCAAGGCCAGCGAGCTCATCACGTTCTCGCGCACATCGAACGCCACCCTCACGGACAGCGATGGCCGCATAAAATGGGCTCCCCACAACCTCCTGCTGGCGTCTGAGCAGTTTGATGCGAGCAACTGGTCAAAGACGGCAGGAATTACGACTATTACAGCGAACCAAACGGTTGCGCCTAATGGTACTACAACTGCTGACATATTTAATGAAGGTACCGGAGCCGGATATCGCCTTGCAGAACAGGCGGTCTCAACTATTGCAAGTGTTACTTACACTGTTGGCTTCTATGCAAAATATATTTCCTGCCAATGGGTTAGCCTTTCGCTTTACTCGAATAGCACCGCTACAACTTATGGGGCTGCAACATTTGATCTTTTGAATGGGGTTGTCGGTACAAGCGCAGCCGCAGGCACAGGGTACGCCGTTGGCTCTCCGGTAATGGAAGATGCAGGTGGTGGGTGGTATCGCTGTTCTTTGACTGTCACCAACGGCTCAAGTGTAGCTGCAAACTACCTTGCCATTGCGGCGAGCAATGCGAGCACTATTGGTAACTACGGATTAAACTCATACACAGGAACAAGTCGGACATTCCACCTCTGGGGCGCATCGCTCACGCGCAGCGACCTCGGCGGCATGAAATCTAACACCTCCGCGTACCCGATGTACAACCCGACGACGCCGAAGAATTTGCTGGGGTATAGCGAGGACTTCAGCAATGCGGCGTGGGCTGTTGTAACAGGAACTGCCACGAGACCATCAAATACTGACATTGCGCCCAACGGACTGCAAACTGCTGATACGTTGGCGGCGACTTCTGCCGACACTATCGTCTGGCAAACCTATGTACCAGTCGCTGACTGTAAGTACACTGGAAGCATTTATCTGAAGCGTAAGTCTGGCTCAGGCACTATTCAGATCACGGTAGATGGGGCTACCTTCACGACTGTTGCCCTAACGACTTCGTGGCAGCGGTTCAGCGCAACGTACACCGCT